CAGCAGACCGAGACCCTTGATCAGCTCGATGCGATCAGCGAGACCCGCTGGCGCCGGGAGGATGGCGTAGAGCTGCAGATCGCCCTTGGCGGGATTGACGATGGCGGCCTGGCGACCAAGGAAGTGCGCGACTGGTGCCGCACCCGAGCGGGCAAGTGGGCGCCCATGAAGGGCATTTCAGGCAAGGGTCGGCCGCTGATTGACAAGGGCAAGGCTGTGTTTGTTGACCGGAAGAATCAGGCCTCCACCCGGCGTGATGTTCTGCTGTATCCGGTGGGCTATGACACCAGCATTCAGCACCTGCAGGGCCGGCTGAGACAGGAAACACCTGGGCCTGGCTATCTGCACTTCGGCGAGGCCTCGACTGATCAGTTCCTGGCGGAGGTGTTCCCGTGGAAGAAGCTGCCCAAGCGCCAAGCTGGCCAGACGGTCTACGAATGGAAGTGCCCACCCGGCAGCCGCGACGAGGGCGGCGACTGCACGCGGATGGCCTATGCCGCGCTGCAGCTGGTGTCTAGGAGGTACGCCCGGGGGACGATGTGGGATCGCCTCGCGCAGCAGCTCACCGCCCCTGCCGCCCCTGCCGCCGTCGAGCGCCGCAAGGGAACTTGGCTCGCTCGGTAGCCTGAACCGGGGAGGTGTCCAATGGCATTTACGCAGCAGCAGTACGACGACCTGGTGGCTGCGATTGCCGAGGGCGTTACCACCGTCAGCAGCAACGGCCGGCAGGTTTCGTACCGGAATCTCACCGACATGATGAAACTCAAGGCCACCATGGAGGAGGATCTTGGCATCGCCGGCGCTGGCCGCCGCCGGCACTACGCCAGCTTCAAGAGGGACTGAGCATGGCGCGCAAGCCGACCCGCGATCAGCTGGAGCTGGCGCTCAAGTCCGCGCAGAAAGAGCTGGCCATCACCCATCTGCGGGCGTTTGAGTCGGCAAAGGAATCCAGGCGCACAGAGAACTGGTACACCCGCAACGGCGGACCCAACGCCGACATCCGCACCGCCTGGCGGCTGCTGACGCGGCGGCACCAAGACCTGGTGGACTCCAACCCCTGGGCCAACCGGGCGGTGCGGGTGATCACCAACAACTGGGTGGGGGATGGCATCATCGGCAGCCCGCAGGGTGGCAGCCGGCGGTATGAGCAGGCCTGGAACGACTGGGCGGACACGATCGAGTGCGACTACGCCGGGAAGCTGAACTGGTACGGCCTGCAGTCGCTGATCGCCCGCACCACCGCCGTGCGCGGCAGCTGCCTGATCCGGCGGCGGATGGATGAGCGGCTGGCCGATCAGGGACTAGTGGGCCTGCGGCTGCAGGTGATGGAGCCCGACATGCTGGATTTCAGCCGGGACGACGGCAGCCGGATCAAGTTCGGCCAGCAGTACGACCGCGACGGCCGACTGGAGGGCTACTGGATCCGGCAGACCCACCCGGGCGAGACCGAATGGAACGGGGTGAAGATCCAGAGCGACTTCGTGCCAGCCAGCGAGATCATCCACACCTACGAGGTGAACCGGGCCGGCCAGGCGATCGGCGTGCCATTCGGCTCAGCGGTGCTGCTGCACCTGCGGGATATTGACGACATCACCCAGGCGATGCTGCTGAAAACGAAGATCGCGGCCTGTTTCACGGCGTTCGTGTACAGCAACGAGCCCAGCGACCTGGCCAGCACCACAGCGCTCACTGAAACACTGGAGCCGGGCGCGATCGAGATCCTGCCCGATGGCAAGCAGATCACCTTCGCCAATCCGCCCCAGTCGCCGGATTACGTGAGCCACCAGAAACACCACCTCCACGCAGTGGCAGCGGGCTACGGGATCACATTCGAGGCTCTGACCGGCATCCTGTCGGACGTGAATTTCAGCAGCGCCCGCATGGGGTGGCTGGAGTTTCACCGCAACGTCGCAGCCTGGCGCTGGAACATCACAATCCCGCAGGTGCTCGACCCGGTGCATCGCTGGTTCAACGAGGCCGCCCGGCTGGCCCAGGTGCGTGGCCCCCGCCGCATGATCTGGACCCCGCCCCGCCGCGAACTGGTGGACCCGGCCAAAGAGATCACCGCGCTGATCGAAGGCGTCAAGGCTGGGTTTATGTCGCTGTCGGAGGTGCAACGCTCCCTCGGATTCATCCCGGCCGAGGTGATGGCCGAACTGGAGGCCGACATGGCCAACGCCCGCGCCAAGGGCCTGGCGCTGAGCGTGGATGGCATGACGGCTGCAGCCGGGCGATCTGCTGCGGCTGTTGATACTGCAGAACCGGAAGCTCAGCCAGAGGATTGATCGGCGGTCCCTAGCCTGAGGCATGGACCATCAACAGATCCAACGGATGGCGCTACTGGCGCCGAACTCGTGGAACGAGGAAACTCGGACCGCGACGATCGTCATTTCGACGGACGCCGACGTTGGTGATGGGTTCCAGCTGCTCCACACCAACGAAGCGATCCGGTGGCCCAAGCGGCCGCTGCCGACGGACTACGACCACAAGCGCAGCTCAGACACGATCTGGGGCGCGGTCACCAACCTGTCTCTGCAGCGGAACGACGAAGGCATTACCGAGCTGATCGGTGATGTGGTAGTGGACGGCCCCGCCGCTGCGATGGACATCGCTCTGCCGCGGCTGCGGACCGGATCGGCCCGGTTCTCTGTGGATGCCCGGATCTACCGGCACCGCGAAGACCGCGCCAGGAACCTGCTGATCGCCACCGACTGGGAACCGAATCTGGTTTCTCTGGTGCCGATCGGGCAGGACACGCATGCCGTGATGCGCGGCGACCAACAGCACACGATCAATCCCGCTGATCCCCCGATGACCGAAGACCTCACCAAGGCCGGGGGTGACCCGGCGCCTATCGACGCTCAGCGCAGCGCCGATCCTTCCCCTTCCCCCGCCCCCGTGGCCGCCGCAGACACCGAGCTGCAGCGCACCGCTTCCGAACTCCGCCGCGAGCGCGATCTGCTCCGCCTCGGCCAGGACGCCGGCCTGACCGCCGAGCAGACTGACGAACTGATTCGCTCCGGCAAGACCGTGACCGAGTGCAGCCGTGAGGCCGTGCGCCTGATGCGCCTGCGCCTTGAGGGCGGCGACACCCGCGCCGCTGACGGCCCCGCCCCTCTGGGTCATCCCGCCCAGATCGCCGTCACCCGTGACAGCGGCGACACCCTGATGCGCGGCATCAGCCTGGGCCTGGAGGCCCGCATCCGTCCCGGCACCCTCAAGGGTGACGACGCCGACCTGGGCCGCGAGTTCCGCTCCTACACCCTGCTGGAGCTGACCCGCCAGTACCTGGAATCCCGCGGCACCAACACCCGGGGCATGAGCAAGACCGAACTGGTCAGCCGTGGCTTCCACAGCACCAGCGACTTCCCGCTGCTGTTCTCCAACCTGGCCGGCAAGACTCTCGACGCTGCCTATCAGGAGGAGCCCCACACCTGGCGGCCGATCGCCCGTCAGCGCAACCTGCCCGACTTCAAAAACGCCAACGATCTGATCGTGGCTGGCGCACTCACCCCTGAGGCATTGCTCGAAGGCGGCGAGTACAAGGCCGGCACTCTGGTTGAGGCTCAGCACACTTGGAAGCTGGCCACCTACGCCCGCAAGGTGACCGTTACCCGCCAAGCCATCATCAACGATGATCTGAGCGCTCTGGAGCGTGTTCCTGAGATGCTCGGCCGCGGATTCCGCCGCCTTGAGAGCAACATCATCTGGGGCCTGATCACCGGCAACGCCGTGACCAGCGTGGATAACGTGGCGCTGTTCAATGCAGCCCACAACAACATGGGCGGCTCCACCGGCCTGGCGATCACCACCAGCGGGTTCAACACCGCGAAGAAGGCCATGCGCAAGCAGACCGACCTGGCCGGCAACACCATCAACCTCACGCCTTCCTATCTGATGGTGCCCACGGATCTGGAGAGCACCGCTCTGCAGTTCCTGTTCCCGTCCGGTTTCGCACCTTCCGCCCGCACCGGCGACAACGGCCCTGTGGTGAATGCCCAGACCGCCAACATGGAGCTGATCGTTGAGCCTCGCCTCGACGGTGCTGCCGATGTGTGGTATCTGGCCGTGAGCCCCGGCGCTGTGGAGGGCATCGTGTACGGCTACCTGGCCGGCGAAGAGGGCCCGACTGTCACCACGACTGAGAAGCGCGACCCCGATGGTGTGGAACTGCTGGCCCGATTTGACTTCGGCGCGGCGGTGAAGGACTTCCGCGGGTTCTACCGCTCTAAAAACGTCTGATTCCATTTCTAACCCCATCGCATTGATTCCATGAAGAACTTTGTCCAAAACGGTGAATACATTGATTTCACCGCCGGCGCCACCATCACCAGCGGCCAGCTGGTGCAGGTGGGCGATCTCCACGGCGTGGCCGTGACCGACGTGGCCAATGGCGCCACCGGCGTCCTGGCCCTGGAGGGTGTGTTCACCCTGCCCAAGCTCACCGCCGCGTCTGGCGATGCCACCACCGCCGGCGGCCCGGTGTATTTCAGCTCCGGCAGCGTGTCCGGTACTGACAGCTCCGGCACCCGCAAGAAGGTGGGCTATGCGCTGGCTGTCGCTGCTCAGGCGGCGACGACAGTGCGGGTGTTGCTTTCCAACTGATCCAACCCTGGCCCCGCTCAGGCGGGGCCTCTGACTTTCTGACATGGCCAACCCCTGGGACAGGTTGCATCTGCGGATGTGGGAGGCCACATCCAGGCGGCTGGGCCGAGTGGTGGTTCAGTTCGGCGCGGTAAGCACCTTCGGCATGTTTGACCGGAAGACGGAGATCACGCTGGATGAACAGGTGCTGAGCCTGGAGAACGCCCTAACCATCAAAACCTCCGAGCTGGGCAGCCTGGCCTACGGCGACCAGGTGACCGTGGACGGCGGGCTGTACAAGGTGCGGCACGAGCCGATGCGGATGGCTGACGGGCTGCTGTCGATCGTGCTGCTGGAGCAGATTCAAGAGATCGCCACCTACCTGGTGACGCTGAGCGGCCTGCGGATCACGACCCTGAACAACAAGCAACTCCGCATTCTGTAGGCATGGCTGAAACCACGATCACAGGCCTGCCGAACGCCACGACCCCGCTCGATGGAACCGAGCGGGTGCCGATGGATCAGAACGGCGCCACGGTTGACGGCAGCACCCAAGCGATCGCGAATCTGGCGCTAGCTGACACCTCTGCGGCCCGTACGGCACTAGGCCTGGCCACCACCGATTCTCCCGCCTTTGCCGGCCTGACGATCACCGGCACCGCGCCGGTCGTCATCCCCCACATCCACGGCGGCATCGCCGGGAACTTCTACGTTCACGTCCGCAACGCCAGCGGAGGGGCTCTGGCGGCCGGCACGGCTGTCTACGCGACCGGCAGCGTGGGCGACACCGATCGAATCAGGGTGGCGGCCTGCGACCCGACCGATCCGCTCAAAATGCCGGCGATCGGCGTGCTGGAGACGACCCTTGCCAACAACGGCGATGGCGACGCCGTGATCCTGGGCGAGCTAAGGCCGTTCAATTCCAACAGTTATCAGCTGGGCGATCAGCTCTATGTCGGCGCTGGCGGCGCCCTGGTGGCGACGATCCCGGCATCTGGCGAGGTGCAGCAGGTCGGCAGCGTAGTGAGGGTGAACGTTAACACCGGGACCATCCTGGTGAACACTGGCGCGGCGATGGCCCGAGTGGGCTTCACTGGGGCCTATGGCGATCTCTCAGGCCGGCCAACACTGGGCGGCGCTGGAGTGCTTACCGTCAACGTCCCCGCGGATTACGCCACAATTCAAGGGGCACTAAATAGCATAAACGACAAGATACTTCAAGCCGGCACGACGTTTAGGATTAAAGTCGCAGATGGTACATATACACTTGCGTCGTCAATCATTGGCAATCACCCACAAGGCGATCAAATAGAAATTATTGGCAACGAAACCACCCCATCAAACTGCGTTATTACGGTTAGCGGACTGCCAACCTTTGACGCCTTAGTCGTCAGTAATTCACATAAGCTAGGCCGCCTCAATGGCTTCAGGTTTACATTGTCCTCCAAGCCTGGTCTAGCCAATAACTTTACCGCAATTCTGGCCGAAAGTG